TGAGGAAAAGAAGTCTGAGGCACATGTTCCCGATGATGATTTTGATGCTGATGTAGCAGATGATACCGAGGATGGTGATGATTTTGAGGAGCTCCTTGAAAAGCCTATTTCTCAGTGGAACAAGACAGAGGTAAAGGATTTTGCCGCTGCTAAGGGTATCGACATTCACGGTACAAAGAATGCTAATGAGGCAAAGGAAATCATCAAGAAGTATCTTGACGATGAAGCAAAGAAAGCAGCTGAGGCTTGAGGTATGAGGTGAGACTATGACAGATGTTGAACGAGTCTACAAGGAGATACGTGAGGAACAGTCTCCATACTTCGAGGATGGTGATATTGAGTATTACCTTGAGAAAAATCACGGTAATGTAGAGGCTACCATTTACGAGATGTTAATCATTAAATCTGAGGACTCGTCTCTGTCGTTGTCAGGTGTCAACACTACAGATACCTCAGGATATTTCAAACGTCTTGCTTCGAAGTATAAGCAGTTCAACTCCGGTACTTTGATTGGAGGTTGAGCTATGATAAACAACAGATTTGTTCTGTATCAGATTAAAAGGGAGATAAAACGAAATCCCACAAAACTTAAGTTCTACAGAGTAGAGTTGAATAAGTTTGGTGAACCAACTGGTAAGTCTGTTTTGTTTAGGGAGTATACAGGTTTGTATCACGAGCATGCTCCACATATGTTAGATACATATAGAATTTTAACAGGACAGACGGCAGGTGACACTCGTACAGAAAAGACACCTCAGCTTATGGTACCTTATGAGGATTTTTATTTCTTGAATGACTCTGGTGAAAAAGAATGGCATGAAGTCAAGGTCGGTGATGTAGTCTATTTGAATGGACGTAAATGTCGTGTAACCGGTGTATTGAATGTTCAGGAATGGAACCTTTTGATGGATATATCATTTGAGGAGGTGGACGACGGTGGCAATACAGGGAAGCCGAACCAGTAAAACTGGTAAGACAACAATATCAATGGAGTTTTATAGTGATAACGGAATTGTTATGGGACTTGAGTCTGTACAAAATCGTGCATCACAAAACTTTGTTCAGTATATGCAGAGACGGGCTGATGAAATAGAAGTGTACATGAAGCAAAACCATCCTTGGCAAAATCGTACAGGTAGAGCTGAGAGAGGACTTCATACTACAGTTGATGAAGTTGTAACAGGTGGCAAAGCATTAGTTCAGATTGGACTACTTCACGATGAAGGTACCTGGTATTGGCGACATCTTGAGTATGGTATGGGTAGACGATTTGCTATCATTGAACCAACTCAAAGAGTATTTGGTCCTAAACTGCTGAATGAGTTAAACTTGTCTGAGTTGTATAGATTTACAGGAAATCCAAAGAAGTAAGGAGGTGTGATATATGGCCATCAAACCTTTGGAGTTCGATTTTCAAGAGAGTAGGTGGCAGGACTTATATCTTCACCTCAAAAATAAAGGGTATGATGTTTATGCACCTGCACAAAAAGTCGGTGAGTGTACAGAACCTTATTTAGTTGTCAAGAATGACGGTTCATATCAACATGTGAATTTTTCAACCGACAGGGATATGTATGCAATTTATTGTTACGTTCCCAAATTAAGATATAGTGAGCTTGAGCCTCTCGTCCAAAGAGTGAAGCGGGATATGAGAGAATTATACCCTATGTTTCATGTCTACGGACAACAACTTGCTTCATTTTATGACGATGAAGTTAAAGCACACTATATAGCAATTGAGTATGAGAACTACAAGAAAGTTCTTTTTATGTAAGGAGGTAGACGACAATGAAGAAGTCGAGGAATGAAATTCCTACAATTGACGTCAATCTGGTTACAATCTCGACGAGGGCAGGCAAAGAGTTTGGTTTCGACACTGCTAATCAGATTGAGGTAGAGGTACAGACAGAAGATACTGATGCCGTTCGTCTTGTTATAAAGGGACGTTTAAGAGCACAGAAGCCTCAGGAGTCCACCATCACAGGACATAAGATTACGCTTCACGATAACGTATTCAATCCTGAGCTTGTCAAGGTACTTCAGGGTGGTACAATTCTGTACTTTGCTGATGCATCCAAGACAACCACAACTACAGAGGAGACAAAGTATGGCTTCGCCCAGTATACTCCTCCGGTAGCAGGTTCTGGTGAAAAGGGAGAAGTCTTTAAACTGAATGCTTATTCTGCTATCTACAACGCAGCAGGTGTTATCACCGGTTACGAAAAGACAGTTTATCCTAATTGTCAGGGTGTACCTGTAGCATTCAATTCAGAAGATGGTACTTTTAGAGCTCCTGAGTATACCATCAATTCAGCTCCTGATACAGGAGAGGCACCTTATACAGTATCTTGGGTAAAAGAGCTTCCTGAGCTTGACGACCCTGACCTCATTGAGGTTACTGTAACCGGAACAGCTGCTTCTACTACATACGATGCAGGTGGAGCAAGTAATACATTTGATGTATCTACTATGTTCACAACAAATCCTGCATCAGGTATTGGTGAGATTACCTACGAGATTACTGGTGGAGATAACATTGGTACCATTTCTGGTTCAACAGTTACTCTTACTGGAGTTGGTACAATCACCATTACAGCTAGCGTAGCTGCTACATCAACAACTGGTGCCGCAACAGGACATGCAGTTCTGACAGTTACAGCCGTTTGATTTGGTGGTTGACAAATAAAAGTAAAAGTGATATAATCAAGATATAGCATATAGCTGGTTTGGGATAATGTAATAATTGTTCTGGGCCAGCATATCTTGTATTATAGGCTAAAAGAAAGTGAGGATAAACCAAAATGAAAACATTTACGAGAGAAGAGCTTGAGACTTTGAACATGGATGAAATGCAGATTGAAGCTATTTTGAAACAGCAGAATACAACTGAAGAAGCTATGAAGGCTATTGGTGAGTCAGAGAACAAAGAGCAGGCAGAGAAGCCGGTAACTGTTGTAAATAATATCACAGCATTTCCTACATTGGATGAGTCAAAAATCACATCCATTGCAGACATTAAGAAATATGCTCAGGGTTCTATTGTTCAGTTACCGTCGTTTGATGGTGTACATCCTTTTATTGCCAGAGTAAAGAGACCGTCACTTTTGGTTATGGTTAAGACAGGTAAAATTCCTAACAGCTTAATCAATCAGGCTACACAGCTATTTCAGAAAGGTGCAGGTTCTCTTGGTAAGGACAATACAATTTCTGATATGTATGACATTATGGAAACCATTTGTGATGCAGCTTTGGTGTCTCCGTCATATTCAGAGATTAAAGAGGCTGGCTTAAATCTGACAGATGAACAGATGATGGCTATTTTTAGTTATACACAGCAGGGGGTAAAGGCCCTCGAACAGTTTCGTTAAGTCAGAGGAAATATTGAATGTCATAGCAATGTCAAAATTGTATGATGTTCGACCTAGTGTATTATTAGATATACCAGATGCTTATACAAGCTATTGTTTTGATGAAGCATGTGCTTATATAACATCAAGAATAAAAGACGGTGAAGAACCTGATTTTAGTGTTGTAGAGAATAACAATATTGAAAAGCCACATTATAATTCATTAAGTGATATGTATGCTAGCATGGGTTATAAGAATGGTAGATATAAAAAGCAGTTGAATTAATAACATACGAGAAAGGAGGTAAGGCCGGTATGATACCAGTTGGAACTGCAGTTGGTTATTTAACCCTTGATTATACACAGTTTAGCAGTAACTTAAAAACTGCAATCGGAGAAGCTACAAGTTTAAGTGGTAAATTCTCTGATACATTGGGTAAGGGACTAACTACAGTTGGTAACCAAATTGCTGGTGTAGGTAAGGCTATGACTGCCGGTCTTACAGTCCCTATCGGTACAGCAGCTGCTAGTGCAGTTAAGTTTGGTGCAGATTTTGATAAGAGTATGTCAAATGTAGCAGCTGTATCTGGTGCAACTACAGAAGAGTTTGGTAAAATGAGAGAAGCAGCTATTAGCTGGGGTGAGAAAACAGTTTATACAGCTACAGAAGCTTCAGATGCATTGTATTATATGGGTCTTGCAGGATGGGGAACAAATGAGTCCATTGCCGGTTTAGGACCTGTACTTAATCTGGCCGCAGCAGGTGACCTTGAATTAGGCCGTACTTCTGATATTGTAACAGATGCAATGACTTCTATGAAGTTGGCAGCAGGTGAGCTGAATAAGGATGGTATAGAAAATACAATCCATTTCACAAATAGTCTTGCAGCTGCTATGAGTAATTCAAATACTGATGTAGACCAGATGGGAGAAGCATTTAAGTATGTTGCTCCTTTGGCTGGTGCATTAGGATATGACATCAATGATTTGTCTTTAGCTTTAGGTCTTATGGCTAACGTAGGTGTAAAGGGTACACAGGCTGGTACAGGTTTAAGACAGGCTCTGAAAAATCTTATTGCTCCTACAGATAAGGCTCAAGCTTATATGGATAAGTTTGGTGTAAGTTTGTATGATGATACCGGTAAGGCCAAAGATATGAGAACCTTTATGGAGGAACTCAGAGGAACATTTGGTGATTTGTCGGTAGATATATATGACTCCAATGGAGAGTTAAAATCTGCAGAGCAGATAATGGAAGAGTATGGTCACAGCTTACCTACTACTCAGCAAGAGAAATTGAATGCTATTGTTGAGATATTTGGTACACGAGCTCTTCCTGGTATCTTAGGTATTATCGAACAGGGCGATGACAAGTTCACTGATTTGGCAGATGCCATTGATGGTTCAGATGCAGCCTTTGTAAAATATAATGGTGATATAATGCCAATGAAAGAAGCCCTTGAAAAGTTCGGTGATAGTGTATATGATACTACAAAGGGATTTGAAATTCTTGGAGATGCTGAAGGTATGGCACAGATACAGATGGATAACTTACATGGTGACTGGATAAGGTTTACATCTGCATTAGGTACATCCAAGGTAATGATTTCAGATTTGGTTAAGGATAGCTTACGAGGATTTGTTCAGAAACTCACACAGCTTGTTCAGTGGTTTAATAGTCTTGATGATGCACAGAAAAAGCATATCCTCAAGATTGCTGCTATTATAGCTGCTATTGGTCCTTTACTTCTTGTATTTGGTAAGACAGTAGCTGGTATTGGTAGTATGATAACCGGTTTCCAAAAGATGTCACAGGCATTTAATCTTATACAAACAGGATTTGTAATGTTTGGTACAAAGTTGAAGAATGTAGGTGAAGCTTTCAAGTTGGCCAAAGCAGGATTTACAGGATTTGCAAGTCAGACGTCAATGTTAGGCACAGCTTTAGCCGGTGTGACTGCTCCAATGATAGCTATTGTAGTTGTTATAGCAGTATTGGTTGCTATGTTTGTACATCTATGGAAAACGAATGAAGATTTTAGAAATAAGATAACGGGTATCTGGGATGGTATAGTAAGTAAGTTCAAAGAAGCGGGACAGAAGATAACAGATGCAATCAATTCTTTAGGCTTTGATTTCTCTGATTTAGGTGAAGTTATGTATGCAGCTTGGGATTGGATTTGTAATGTTCTTGCTCCTATTCTGTCAGAGATGTTTGCTACTATTGGTAGATTGCTTGGTGGAGTTGTAGACATCATTGTAGGTGTGGTTCAGGTTATCTGTGGTATTATTAAAGGCTTTAAGGATGGTGATTGGTCACTATTCATTGAGGGTCTTAAATCTATCTGGGATGGTTTCTGGGCTATTGCATCTGCTCCTTTTGTAGCAGTATATAATATACTTACCGAGTATCTTGCTAAGCTTGGTTTAACGTGGTCTGATGTATGGAATGGTATCAAGGATTTCTTCTTTGGTATCTGGGAAGCTATCAAGACATTCATTAGTAATGTGTTGAATGGCATAAAGAATTTCTTTGTAGGTATTATTAATGGTATTTACAATGCATGGGTGTCAGTATGGACAGCCGTAAGTACATTCATCAATACTATACTTACAAATATTCAGACGTTCTTTACTAATGTATGGAATGCTATTAAGAATTTTGTAGGTAATACTTGGGATAGTATAAAAACGAAAATCTTAACAACGTTTGAGAATATAAAGAATTTTATACAAACAACTTTACAGACGATACAGACTATCAAACAAACGATATGGACAGCAATAAAGAACTTTATAGCTAATACTTGGGATGCTATTAAGACAAAAATTTCTACTACGTTTGAAGCAATTAAAACGTTTATAACAACTACATTACAGGCTATTCAAACAACAATACATAATATCTGGAATGCTATTAAAACGTTTGTTATCAATACAGTAGAAGCAATAAAGACACAAGTGAGCCAGAAGTTCGAAGCGTTGAAGTCTGCTGTTGTTCAGACAATATCTAATATGGCATCCTCAATCATCAACAAGGTGAAAGAGATTTACAATGGTATAGTAAATACCTTTAGCGACATTAAGTCAAAGATGGAAGAGGTTGGTTCTAACATTGTCAATGGTATCTGGAATGGTATAAGTAATGGTTGGGATTGGTTGAAGAATAAGGTGGCAGATTTAGCTAAGTCGTTATTGGATGCAGCTAAAGATGCTCTTGGTATTAAGTCACCATCAAAAGAGTTTGAGAAACAGGTTGGCGTTTGGTTACCTCCTGGAATAGCAAATGGATTTGCTAAAGCTTTACCTGCGGCTATGGCTGATATGGAAAGTGAACTTGATGATGGTTTGAGTGAGTTTGATGTCAGAGATATTGATATTGTCGGTTTGTCAAATTCATTTATGACTGTAGTAACTGAAGTAACAGATTGGTTCACATCAATCGAGGAAAGGTTAGCTCAAACTGTAGATGCAGTAAAGGCAGATATAGCTAATCTTATTGGAGTAGGTCAGTTGGTTCTCAATTCAGACGGAACTATTAGTGGTTTGGTTATGAATAGACCAAGTGATAGTCTGGAAGTAAGTACTCCTGGTAGGGGTAATAATTCTGGTAATGGTGGAGAAACAATAAACAACTTCACATTCTATTCTAATGAGTCGATTGATGAAATACAGGCAGCTAAGCTCTTGAAAGAAACACAGAGAGATTTAGCTGAGGGCTTTTAACATTTGTAGAAAGGAGTGAGTTGAGCGATGGTAGAGAATATCACGCTAAAGAATACCAATACGTTGGCTCTACTTGAGCTCGATGTAGTAACAACTCCATATTACATACTCGATAAGGTTGATTGGGGACAGATTAAAAGTACGCATCATTCATACAAGTATGTCAATCAGATTGGTGTATATGTAACTGGTACTTCTCTTGAAACGAGAGATGTGGTAATATCTGGTTGGATAATTGCTCGTACTGAAAATCAAATGTCAGAACGAAAGAAAATACTTAATCGTTTTGTCAATCCCCAACAGCTAATCGAGCTGAAGTATAAAGAGTATGTTTTGGAGTTTTTACCGGATAAGTCAATAAAGTATTCAGCTACAATAAATGACAACAATGAAGTTATTTGTAAGTTTGAAATTGCCGGTGTAGCTCCAAATCCTCTATTCAGAGAGAATACACAAAACAAAACATCGGCAGCTACAACGAGAGGTATGTTCCATTTTCCTTTGATTATCGGTTGTGGTAATGAGGAGCTTGGTAATGCAGATAATCTCGATAATGGCTATCCAACAATTATGTTTGGTTTAAGAGAGCCTTCGTTGATAATTGATGTGTACAATAAAGGTGCAGTATCTGTTGGTATGGAGTTGGTATTCAAGGCTACAGGTACAATGAGCAATCCGTCATTTATCAATGTTCGTACTCAGGAGTATTTTAAGATAAATAAAACACTGGTGGCTGGTGAAGAAATACGAATAAATACAAACATTGGTGAGAAGAAAATCGTAGGTACTTTGAATGGTGTTTCATCAAACTATTTTAAGTATCGTGATTTGGATAGTACATGGTTACAGCTTGCTGTTGGTGACAATCTTTTCAGATATGATGCAGATAGTGGTCTCGATGTACTTGAGTGTTATGTTTATTTCTATAACAGATATTTGGAGGTGCAAGAATGCTATTAGATAAGAAAATCCAAATAACTGTGTTTCAGATAACAAATACAATATTTGAGCCAATTGGTGATTTATCACAGTTCACGAGTATTATTTTACCAGATGCTTTTAATGGGTACGGTAACTTTGAATTGTGGGCACCGATTATGGATGATAATTCAGAATTACTTAAAAAGGATAATATCCTTTGGGCTGGTGGTGAGAATGCATACATAATTGAGGTGGTAAAATCAACGGTTGACAACAAAGGTGAAAAGAGTTATCATATAAAGGGACGGTCATTAGAGCGTTTCTTGTGTGATAGAATTATATGGGGTGGATATACAAAGTCAGGTTATGCATCAACTATAATGTATGACATAGTAGATAAAAATTGTATCAACCCTACTAATTCAAATAGAAAGTTACCATGGTTGGTAAATGCAACAGATTTGCATTTGGGTAATCAAATATCCCAGTATCAGAAAACAGGTGGAGAGGTATATGATGCTTTAACAAACTTAGCTTCTGATAGTGATATAGGTTTCTCTATAATATTTGACCCACGAAATAAGCAGCTTATTTTTGAGGTAAGAGCTGGTACAGACAGAACCGTTGATAATACATCAGGTAATGACCCTGTTGTTTTTAGTACAGACCTTGAGGATATTTTATCAAGTTCGTATTATTCAAACAATGAGGACGAGAAAACGATGTGCCTGGTACAAGGTGAAGATAGCGGTTCTTCTCGTAAATCAGAAACAGTAGGAGCTGTAAATGGTTCTGGTTATAATCGTAGAGAGTTATATGTAGATGCAAGAGATTTGCAATCAGAGGTTTATAATGAAGATGGTACAACTACTTCACTAACAGATGCTCAGTATAGAGCAACTCTGGTACAGAGGGGTAAAGAGAAATTAGCTGAACATGTGGTCACCGAAACTTTTGATGCACAGATAAGACAGTTTGGTGATGTTCAATATGAGTTCGGTGTAGATTATGTCAAGGGTGATAAAGTTACAGTTATAGATAAGCAGTTGATGATACAGGTATCAGCTCGTATAACTAGTGTCGAAGAAGATTTTAGTGATGAGTATGCTTTGATACTCACATTCGGTTATTCATATCCTACCATTCTTTTGAAGGTAAAAAGAGCTATAAGTTAGGAGGTGAGATTAGATGGCTCAGGAATGTGGATTTTTTAATGCTCAGTTAGTGGGTGAAGAATATGACCGAGTATATCTTGCCGAACAGTTTGCAGCTTATTTTGCCAGCTTTATAGGGAATGGTGTATTTGGTAGTTCAATGCAGCAGTTAGAGGTTACTGCTAATAATGATATGACCACAAATGTATTATCCGGTCAGGCTTGGATAAATGGTTGGTGGTATAGAAATACAGATGTATATACATTAAGTCATTCTGTTGCAGATGGTGTTTTATCGAGGATAGATGTAGTAGTTCTTAGGTGGGACCATTCAGCAAGAGATATGTATTTAGCTGTTATTGAGGGTACTCCATCAGCAAATCCTATAAAGCCGCCTATCGTAAGAAATGCAGACTATTATGATTTGCAGTTATGTACGGTTAGTATACCCGCAGGTTCTATAAGAATTACTCAGGCTCAGATAACAGATACAAGACTTGATAATTCTGTTTGTGGATTGGTAACAGGTGTTGTAGACCAGATTGATACAACAAGTTTGTTCACTCAGTTCCAGACGGCTTTCCAGGAATGGAAAGATAATCAGCAGGCAGATTATGAAACTTGGACGGCAAACAAGCAGGCAGCTTATAATAAGTATGTAGAAGATATGGAAGCAGCTTATAATTTGTTTGTTCAAAATTCAGAGAATGCTTATAGTCAGTTTGTTAAGGAGTCAGAAGATGATTATACAACATATACGACAAATAAGCAGAATGAATTTAATACTTGGTATACAACATATCTTACAGCATTTAAAACAGCAGTTGAAGCATGGTTTGAGAATATCAAAGGTCAGATTTCAGAGGATGCAGCTGTTAGAATACAGTTAGAGTTGAATGACCATGAGGATGTCTTAAATGACATTCAGTATATGGTAATTCACAACGATTATTATTGTCCTATTCAGTGTGATAGTGGTGAGATAATTGTTACCAATGATGATGAAGCAATCCTTATGGATTGGAGTTATGTTGAAGCTCCTTGTACATGTTCAAATTAAAAGAAAGGAAAGGTGAAATAAAGTGGCGTTAAACATTGAAACAAAAAGAATAAATGCTATGCAGGCATTAACCGGAATTGCCGATAATGATAGTATCATTGTAGAGCTGGCCGGTGGCGGAACAAAGAGAATGACATATGCAACTCTGTTACAGATTTTAACAGATGCAATTGTCGGTGGAGGTTCACAGGTTCTTACACAGAATGATATTGTATCTGTAATGACAGATGATGGTACAAAGGTACCGTCTGCTAAGTTGTTATATGATGCAAACATTCTTATCCAGGTAGCCATCAGAGAGCAGAGATGTATCAACGAGGGCATTGATGGTATTGAATGGGGTCTTGATGACCTTATGACTCTTGTCAGAAATGGTGAATTTAATAAGTTTGCCATTGGTGACAGTTTCGTTGATGGTAATATTCATTGGAGAATACATGGAAAGAAAACATTTCCTAAGTTTGCATTTGATGGTACATCAGGTGAGGCTCCTAATACTATTACATGTTTACCTGATGAAGCATTAGGAACACATTTGTATAATAGTTCCAATACAAATACCGGTGGATATGCTGCATCTGAAATGCCGAGCTATCTTGAAAGTACAATTCTTCCTCAGTTGTCTGCTGGTCTTAGGTCTTATATTAAAGAGACTCAGATATTTGAAAACAACAAAGGAGCTTGGGCGCCTGTTAAGAGGAAGATGCGTATTCCTACAATCATTGAGTGTACAGGAAATCAGGGATGGGCAGACCAGTTTTCTGGTGGTATTTCTTCTCAGCTTCCGTTAATGAGAGCAGCTCGTCACAGAATAAAATCCTATTGGTATTGGTGTCTTGACCCTGTGGCTTCAAATGCCACGGAATTCTGTCGCATCGACTCCGCCGGTAACAGCATCAGCACCAACGCTATCAACCTTTATGGTTCCATTCGCTCGGAAATCGTTTTGGGCTAAGCACAAAATCCTAATCGGTACATCGGTCTCCGCGTAAGCGGGGGCCATACCGCCATACCGATGATGGATATGTGTAATTGCCGGTAACTATAAGAGAAAGAGCTAAACTAAAGCTATGAAAGAAAAAAAGTTGATAATG